GGTCTGCCAACAGTGCCACCGGCGATTGGTCTGCCAACAGTGCCACCGGCGATTGGTCTGCCAACAGTGCCACCGGCGATTGGTCTGCCAACAGTGCCACCGGCTATGGGTCTGCCAACATTACTACCGGCGAAGCCTCCAGCAATGCCGGCGGCGAAGCTTCAATAAATGTCGGTTGGGGCTTCAACAACAAGTGCAAGGGCGCTGTCGGCAGTTTCCTTGTCCTCAGTGAGTGGGGCGGCCTTAACTGGCTTACTGGCAAACGTCCCCTTATCGGCGCTCAGATGGTACAGGTAGACGGCGAAAAAATCAAGGCCAACACTTTCTATTGTCTCAAGAACGGCGAAGTTGTAGAGGCTCCCTACGATGACTAATATCCCCGATGCTCCCGAAATAAGACGCGCTTTGCTGACAGGCTACGGCACTACAGGAAGCCCGTATTATCAAACGGAAAAGAAGATTTACTCCACCGATGCTGGAGACATGGACGAGGCCGAATTTATCGAATACTTGTCTGAGTACATAAAAGCAAACCCATCAGATGCAGCCGAGATTTTCGGCGTTCCGGTTCATACAAAAATGGTTAAATGCGATGCCTATGGTGAACCAATATGACAGGCTCAAAGCTTGTTTTTGATGAAGATACCCACACTTACAAAGTGGATGGTAAGCCCCTGCCAAGTGTCACGGACATTTGTTCTGTGCTTGAATCCTACAAGGATATTAGTCCGGAAGTCTTAAGGCAGGCGGCGCGGCGTGGTTCTCTTATCCATGAGTACACGCAACTTATTGACTACGGTGTCCCGGTTGAAGATTTGGAGATAGAGCCAGAGCTTACAGGCTATGTATTGGCATACGTCCGATTTCTCCGAGACTACAAGCCCACATGGGAAATGGTCGAACAGCCGTTATTTTCCCTTGAGCTTGGTTATGCCGGGACACTTGACCGCTACGGGACCATTGATGGTCAACCTACTTTCGTTGACATCAAGAGCGTATATGCCGTGACACGTCCCTTGCGGATTGCTTGGGCGGCCCAGCTTGCAGGCTACCGCAAATTACACGGAAAGACTGAAAGCAGGCTCCTGAACCTTGTGCTGTGCAAAGACGGCACATACAAACTTTATTACGCAGAGGACAGTGAACGGCGCTACGGCTTCAATGCTGCAGAACTGTTTGACACTCTGCTTGATATAAAAAAACTCTTAGGAGGTAAGAAGTGTCCGAAGAATACGCATTAACCACTTATTCGCAATCTGCGGAAATCGCAACCGTCAAGTCTAAAAACAAGAATTACCTTGTCACTTGTGGCGTTGGCGGCTCTCAAATCACTCTCAAACGTGACGTTGACTTTGGTGTAATCCCGAAAACCAAAAAGCCCTCGCTTTTCAAAGCCGGTGCGGAAAAAGTCTGCATGGGTTACGGACTTCTCCAGCAGTACGAAATTGAGTCGAAAATAGAACAGTGCGGCAAGGATCCATTTTTCTTCTACAACGTCAAGTGCAAGCTCGTTAAGGTGGTCAATGGTACTGAGTATGTTTTGACTTCTGCATACGGCTCTGCAAATACCACTGAGAAGCGCAACGGCTTCAACTCTGCTTATGATGCCGCAAACTCCGCACTGAAAATGGCTCAGAAACGCGCCCTTGTGGCTGCTGCTATTTCTATCTCTGGCCTTAGTGATGCTTTCACTCAGGATATTGAGAACGAGGAATTTATGGCCAGCGGCAAAGACCTTATTGATACCGATACCCCTGATTCTCCCATCAATCCCGCACAGATTAAGCGCCTCTACGCTATCGGCGGAACAGCTGGACTTACAACCAAGGATGTCAAGGATATTCTCGGTGCAAAAGGTTACACCAGCACTAAATCAATTCTCCAAAAAGACTACGATGCCATTTGCAAGCTGATTGAAAATGGCGGAAAGGAAGATGTAACCGATGATTAAGACAAAGGATGGCGACTTTGAACTGCACGGCAGTCTTGTTACGTCGTTGGCCGATTTTACCGTAATTTGCCTTGGAATGAAGAAGACAATTCTTTCTTCATTTGGTGAAGACAGTCCTTTTCCTCTGCCTCCCAGAGCTTGCGAGGCAATGTCCAGAGACTTGCTCAAGCGCTGTGTTGAACGTGCTTATATGGGCGAGGCTGAGCTTGAAGAATCACTGGAAAATCTGGCCAGTGAAATCAAAGAGATGTTCGTAAACACGGACACAATGTGCAAGAACGGCGGTGGTGATTTAACACATGGTTAAACTCGCTGTAGGCGGTGAATACGCCGCCAGTGTTGTCCGCAGGGGTGAGGGGACCTCTGAGTGGGAAATGCTCGTTGTAGCCGACGAAAACCCCAAAACACACAGAGAAATCAAAGTGTGGTCAAGCACTCAGACAGGCATTGAAACCGGCGGTAAATTCCGCGTCGAGCGTATCAAGTCCGTGAGTGCAAAGCCCCGAAAGGTCGGCGATAAGTGGCGCGAGGAAGTACATGTTGAGGCTGACATTACCCCGCTCATGGCCTTTTCTCAGATGCCGTCCACTCCCGCCGCAGACGATGACGAACTCCCGTTCTAAGGCGGTGAGAACGTGCCTAATAGAATAATCAAACAAAGCATTTGCGAAAGTGAAACTATCGCGGCCTTGTCTGATTTTGAGTTTCGACTATGGGTCACGTTGATTGTATTGGTAGACGACGCAGGGCGCGGCGATGCTCGCCCTGCAATCATAAAAGGGCGCGGTTTTCCCCTAAGAACAAGAACCACAGAAAAAGACATATCCGATGCACTTCACGGTTTGGCGGGTAAGGGCTGCATCGTCCTCTATGAGGTAGACGGACGGTCCTACTTTTACTTCCCAACTTGGGGCAAGCATCAGAGGTTAGACCGGGCGAAACCTAAATTCCCCGAACCTCCTAACGATACTGCTCTTGACAATGGTTCGCCGCAATCTGCCGCAAAGCGCGGGCTGAATACCAATCCCAATACCAATACCAATCCTATTACGCCCACGGGCGAGGGAGAGCTTGGAGACGACGAAACGGAAATTGACCCGCTTGCATCGTTCCAAGGCGAACTAAGGGAGGCTGTTTCAAACTGGCTTGCCTACAAGAAAGAGCGCCGACAGAGCTACAAGCCTACAGGCTTAAAGTCCTTATTGACCCAGATTAGGAACAGCGCCACGAACTATGGCGAAAAGGCTGTTGCCGAGGTTATTGAGCAGAGCATAGCCAACAACTACCAAGGCATTACCTTTGACAAACTCAAGAGCAAACCCCGCATAGTTGCTCCCGCTCCAGTGCCTAAATCCAAGCCACGGCAGGCCACAACAAAAGACCTTGTCGAATATCCGCCCGATAGCGGCAACTGGATTCCTTACTGGGAGGCGGAAGCGCTTAAGGGAGGCCGTGCTTAATGACTCACTCAGAGTTTTACCTTGCCTTGCCCTCAAATGCCGCTCAGAGAGCGGAGCGGGATATAGCAGGCTGCTTGCTTGTTAGTCCCTTTGAGACAGTCCGCAAAATCCGCAAGATTGTTTCACCCTCAGACTTCTCAACGGAACTTGGAAACGGCATTTATGCCGCCGTGCTAAGCCTCATTGACGAAGAGTCAAGTGTTGACCCGACCTTGATTCTTGCCCGTGCTGAAAAGCTTGGCGTAAACATTCCCTCTGAGGAAGCCGCAGAGCTTATGCAGCATTACGCCTCGACAGCTGACGAGACAATGACGGCTGAGTTTATCCGTGATTGTTCCATACGTCGTGCCGCCCAGAGAGTGGGTATGCAGCTTGTAGAGCAAGACATATCTGTGTTGGAGGGCCTTGCAAAGCTTCAAGAGTTGAGCATGAGCCAGCAATCCGAGTTGCCTACACCGGCGCAAGATGCCGACGCGTTTCTTGACTACCTCAACGACATTGAGACTGGCAAGACAGCGCCGTTTATCAAGACGGGCTTCAAGAGCCTTGACAACATTCTTTCCGGTGGACTCGTTACAAGTGGCCTTATCACCATTGCGGCGCGTCCTGGCACTGGTAAAACAACCGTTGCTTTGAATTTGGCTGAGAGCATAGCAGCAAGCGGAAACCCCGTCCTGTATTTCTCCCTTGAAATGGACAGAAAGCAGCTTTGGGCGCGTCGTATCGGTGCTGTCGCGGGGCTTAGTTATTCCTCGGTGTACAGCGGTGATATTCGCAACGATGCCCAAATGAAGAAGCTCATAAATGCGGCGGATATGCTGGCAAAAAGCCACCTCTACATTGTGGACAAGCCCTGTACCATTGAGGACATTGAGCGGGTTATCCGAACTATGGACGGAATTAAAGTGGCCGTTATAGACCACATTGGCTTGCTCAAGGGTGCCGGTTCCCGTAGCCGGTATGAGTTTGTCACAGACATTACTCACAGACTCAAGCAAATAGCTCTGTCAACCGGTGTCCCCATTGTGTCTCTGTGTCAGCTTAACAGAGCCAGTGAGGCAAGAGAAAGCAAGCGCCCATCTTTGGCAGACTTGCGCGACTCTGGAGCCATTGAAGAAGACAGCGACGTAGTTGCCCTGCTTTTCCGACCGGCGGTGTATTTCGACGAGGAAAACAAACCCAAGCCTTGGGAAGAGCAAGACTTGGATATTATCGTGGACAAGAACCGCCACGGTATGACCGGCACGGCGACGCTGGGGTTTATCGGCTCCACGGCCCGTATCAGGGACAGAGCATAGGAGGAACAATGAAGAAAGAAAACAAGCAGTTTGAAAGCGAAACCAATCAGAAAAACCCTACAACCAACTACCCCAAGGATTCACACAAGGCTTTTTGCAATCGGTGCTATGAGGGAAACAAGCGCTGCATAAACACCGGTTCAAAGCGAAAAGACCGGGATTGTAGGTTATGAGGGGGTGCGCCCATGATTTACATAGGCATTGACCCCGGCAAAACAGGTGCGCTTGCTTACATAAAAGAGGACGTTGTAAATGTCATGCCCTTTAACGAGGACATCTACAAGTTTACTCTCAGCAATTTAAGCATACTTGGAGCCGAAAATATCCGCTGTTGCGTCGAGAACGTTGGTTCAAGGCCCGGAGAGGCCGTTTCCCGCGTGTTTAACTTCGGCAAGAACTTCGGGTATATTCTCGGACTACTTGAAGCTTACCATATCCCATACGAGCTTGTAACGCCTCAGAAGTGGAAAAAGGTTTTTAGCGTTACGGCAGACAAAAACACAAGCATCGCCGTCTGTAAACGGCTTTTCCCGGGGGTGTCACTTCTGCCCACGGCATTGAGCCGAAAGGATAATGACGGCATGGCGGAGGCTCTGCTTATGGCAGAGTATGCAAGGAGGAAAATGTGAAACCAATAAAATATTTTGTCATATCAGAGCGCGGCTTGGCTGCTGTCGGCTTTGCTTGCCGCATGGCTTCCAACCAGAGTAACCCCAATATGAAATCTGACCGAGAAAAAGAGCTTGAGGTAGAGAATAAAAAGCTCAAGGCGGAGCGCAACGCATGGCGCGAGAAAGCCCTTGCTTATAAGCTGCTCTGTCAAACCTTTGCGGCGGACGGGAGGTAAGCAGATGGATATTTACACTCTTCTTGAACTCGCTGTAGGGTTCCTTGGTGTAATCGCTCTGGCGGCAGTGCTTTGTTATAACACCCGCTGCGTGGAACTGAGCGAACAGCGGGAAGCCCGTCGGGACTTCGCCGATGCGCTTCCTTGGGCTGACCCGGAAAAGCTTATCCTTGACGCAAACTTTCAGCCGATAATCGTCGCCCGGAGGTAAGACTATGGAGGTTAAAGGTTGTCCGCATTGCGGAGGAACTGCGGAGTTGACTTTCAAGCTCCCTGTGTTCGGATGGGGAGGCTGCAAAATCAAATGCTTATGTTGTGGTGCAGAAATGCAAGACACGAAGTTTACTGAGCAAAAATTTGATGAAAACACCAAAACTCTTTCTACCTCTGCCACACCTGAGTCTATTGCTGCTTGCATAGAAAGAACGGTGGCAAAGTGGAACAGGAGGGCATAAGGTGCTGATTCCTTTTGATACAAAAGACGGGAGCCTTGTTAGCTATACCGGAACACAGCCGGGGAGCTATGAAGACGAGAGGTTTAACCGTGGCCGTTGGGTCTGGAAACAAAACTTCGTCTTTGAGGATGAATTAGTATTCCTCGGTTTTTATCGTGGCTGTTCTTCTGCTGGTTCAACTTTCAAGAGTCTTCGTGATGGCAAACAATATAAGGTGTTTCTCAAGGATTTGGCGGCTATAATTCTCTCTGATTCATTGCGGTCTGGCGTAATAAGCGGCACTTTCACATTTGTAAAACGTGGGGCTAATTATGGGCTGCGATTGGTGGAGGTAGATGCCCATGAATGAAGACAACGTAATTGTTATTTTGCAAGAGGCTGTGCGGAGCGCGATTCTTGAGGCCGCTACCACTGAAATGAACAAGCATAAAGCTCAGTTTGAGTTTGAAATGCAGAAAGTGAAAAGGGAGGTTGTAAATAAACTTACAAATTCCGTTCAAATAGCAGCTTCCCGTGACCTCCCGTCTGGAGAGTATGTAATCCAGATTCGCATAAACGGAGGTAACGAGCCATGAAAGACAGGCTTGAATCGCTGATGCTGGATTATGAGTTAGCGTATAACTCTTTCGTGTTTGATAGAGGTCGCCTCGCCGACTATCTCATAGCCCACGGCGTAACTGTTGGATGCCGTTGCCTGAGCTGCCAAGGAGCTGAAATAATGCGTCAGTTAATACCAGTTTTTGCAGTTATTTTTATTGTGTTCTACGGAATAATTTACGATATTTTGAAAGGAAAGAATAAAGAATGAAAAAATTTATAGCTATAGTCCTGGCCCTTGTTCTGGCCCTGTTCAGTGTAACTTGCCTTGAGCGTGTAAATGCCGGTAACGTCGGCGTGGTTTATTCCACCAAGGGTGTTGAACAGGAAACACTTTCTCAGGGCTGGCACTGGGTATCTCCCATAAAGAAAGTCAAGCAGTTTCCCATTTCTCAGCAGCAGATAGTTTTCAGTAATGACCCTGCCGACTACAACGAAAAACAGCATGAGGACTGGTCTATAGATGCTCCCGCAAATGGTGGCATGGTAAAAATGAACCTGACTGTGAATTACAGTTTTCAGGCTGATAAGGTCGTTGCACTCTATACCCGCTTTAATGGAATGAGTGGCGAACAGCTTGTTTCAAACTACATACAGAACAGCATTATTGCTTATGTCAAAGAAGTAACTCCCCGTTTCTCTGTCATGGACATATACAGCGAAAAGAAATCTGAGGTCAACAAGGCTATCACTGATTACCTCAATGAAAAGCTTTCCGATGAATACGGTATCACCATTCACAGCGCTCTGATTATTGACGTTGAGCTTGACTCCGCACTTCGCACAAAGGTAATGGCCAAGGAACAGGCAAAACAGGACGCAGAGATTGCGGAGCTTGAACGCAAGACTTCACTTGCCAAGGCAGAAACTTCCCTTGCTATGGCAGAGGCACAGGCCGAGATTGATAAAACCAAGGCTCAGACTGCCGCAGACGTTGCCCTTATAGAAGCACAGGCAGAGGCAGAAGCCAACAGAGCTATCGCCGAGTCCATTACTCCCGAACTTATCCAGATGAAAGAGGCGGAAGCACGTCTTAAGCATGGCTGGGTAACTGTGCAGGGCGCAGGCACTGTAGTAGCAAACAAGTAACCAACATATCTCCGTCCAACACTTGGGCGGAGATAAAATGAGAGGGAAAGCATGAGTCAGATAAACATATTCGATGAAATTATCGTAGACAACTTTGCTGGGGGTGGTGGGGCTTCTACTGGTATTGAACTTGCAGCGGGGCGACCCGTGGCAATAGCGATAAATCACGACCCAGATGCGATACTTTTACATAAAACCAACCATCCACATACGCTGCATTTGCAAGCTTCGGTATGGGACATTGACCCGGAAAAAGTGTGCGCTGGACGTCCCGTCGGTCTTGCATGGTTTTCCCCAGACTGCAAGCACTTTTCTAAAGCAAAAGGTTCTGCGTTGGTAGATAGGAAAATCCGAGGCCTCGCGTGGATTGCATTGCGTTGGGCCGGGACTGTGCGTCCGCGTGTAATAATGCTGGAAAATGTAGAAGAGTTTCAAACTTGGGGACCTGTGAGAAAGGGAAAGCCAGTTAAGAAAAAGGCTGGACAGACTTTCAGAAAGTTCATCCGCCAGCTG